ATGATTGGCGGATTGAGTCGAACGGCAACGGTCGCTCTCCGCCAATTATTAGATGCAGGAACTTTGTCAAACCTACCTGCTGGTTTTAAACAAAGAGGGGTGCGGGTAAGAGATGAAGCAGCACCAATTCAACCTGGTGAATTTAAAGACGTAGATGCCCCAGGAGGCAGTCTTCGTGATGCTTTCTATCCTCTACCATACAAAGAACCATCAAGCACTCTATTACAATTAATGGGTATTGTGGTTCAAGCAGGTCAGAGATTTGCTGCCATATCAGAATTACAAACTGGTGAAGGCACACAAAATGCAGCTGTAGGTACAACGATTGCTCTTCTTGAAAGAGGATCTAAAGTGATGTCTGCAATTCACAAAAGATTATACAGCTCAATGAAAAAAGAATTTAAATTATTATCAAGTGTTATTGCAACTTACTTACCACCAGAATATCCATACGATGTTGTTGGTGGTGCAAGAGTAATTAAACAAACAGACTTTGATGCTAGAGTTGATATTTTACCTGTCGCAGATCCAAATATTTTTTCTATGTCACAAAGAATAACATTAGCACAAACAGAATTACAGTTAGCAACATCTAATCCACAGATTCATAATTTATATCAAGCTTATAGAAACATGTATGAAGCTATCGGTGTCAAAAATATTGACCAAGTTCTACCACCGCCAGCACCTGTACAGCCCTTAGATCCAAGTATGGAACATATTATGGCCCTAGCTCTAAAACCTTTTCAAGCTTTTCCAGGTCAAGATCATAGAGCACACATTACAGCTCACTTAAATTTTATGGCAACCAACATGGTTAGAAATAATCCTTCTGTTATGGCTGCAATACAGAAAAATATTTTAGAGCATATTAGTATTATGGCTCAAGAACAAGTTCAGTTGGAGTTTAGAGAGCAGTTAGCACAGTTACAAGTGCTACAACAACAAGCTCCAGTTAATCCTGCGGTTGCTCAACAAGTACAATCTATCTCACAACAGATTGAAGCTAGAAAATCTGTGTTGATTGCAGAGATGACACAAGAATATATGATGGAAGAGAAGAAAATTACGTCACAATTTGACTCTGACCCACTTCTAAAACTAAAAGCAAGGGAAGTTGACCTACGTGCAATGGAAAATGAGCGTAAAAAACAATCTGATGAAGACAAAAACGATCTTGCAAGAGCTAAATTAATGCAGGCAAGAGACATTGTTGACGAAAAAATGGATCAAAATGAGAGATTAGCTAAATTAAGAGCTGGAGTTAGTCTTGCAAAGGCTGATAAACCAGGTATAACTGCTATTGAGGTTGAAGAATAATGCCTTTGAACGAAAAAGGTAAAAAAATTATGAAATCCATGCGTAAACAGTATGGAAAAAAACGGGGAGAAGCAGTTTTTTATGCTTCAAAGAACAAAGGTACGATAAAAGGCGTAGAGAAGAAAAAAACAAGGAGTAAAAATGCAAAAACTAAATAAAATAAAAGTTAGTAGCGTTCCAAATCAGAGTGTTGAAGTAGATCCTAGATCTAAAACAACAGCTGATCAATCTTTTAACTACATTGGTACAGGAAAACCTGAAATGCCAGTGGGTGGACAGAAAAGAATGCTTGCTGAAAAAAGAAGAAACTCAAAGGCGTACTAATGGCTTGGTTCAGTTTAGCAAAAATCGCTTTGCAAGCTGGGAGTAA